GAATCCACCTCTATGCTATTTTCTTCTAATATATCTACTATAGCGTTTTCGACATCTGTTCCTATTGAAAATGTAGTTCCTATAAAAGCTTCAGTTGCTTCTGTATTATCTGGGGTGCTTGTTGATTCAATTGTAATTGTTTCACCAAAGGACACTACGCCATATCCTGTTAACTCTCCATCATAAGAAAACCTTAGACTATCTGTGGTTTCTGAAATAATAATGTTCTTTTCTTGGTTATTTTTACCATCAGTAATATAACAGTTTAATGAATCTCCATCAGCAAACAAATCCTGAGCATCAGCTAATGTTCTTCTATCAATATGCGTATTAAAAGTATCTACATCTAAAAGCAAATACATTGAATATAATCCCTGTTGATATGCTCTGTAATTTGAATAAGAACTAGAAGTGTCTCCTGTTTCTGATATTGAAGAAGGTTCACCACTTTCTTCTTTTACTGCTGTTGCATAGTTTTGATTTAAGCTTGAATATTGTAATCCTGTATCAAACAGTTTATTTACTTCAAAATAGTCTGGTGTGTTTTCAAAAGTAGTTTCTGATACTCTCATCAATCTAAATGATGTTCCAACAGCAGATGTTGTTAATGTCTTATCTAAGGTTATGGTATGCGTTGTATAACTACCACTTGTTCCTGTTGTATGGGATATTATTTTACCAACATAATCTGGAATTCCTGTAACTACATGATTTGGGCCATTATCTAAACTAGGAATATATGAGGTAGCTTCACCCCCTACCTTTTCTGATACTAAATAATACCCTTCTAAGTTAGGAACAAAATCTAACCATAGATTTAATTGTTCTGGGTTACCGCTTTGAATATCATTATCCATTGTTAAAGTAAAGGAAGTAGCATTAGTAGTAGGAATAGTTAATCTAGGTTTAATAACGGTCTGTGCTTGAAATAGTGCTCCTGCATTTTCATCTACATCATCGTGCATCATATGTCTACTTTGCCAATCTCTAGTTACACCATCAGGAGCAGCATAAATATGTCTTTTTGTTTTTACTCCGCAAATTGCAAAATTTTGTATATCAGTACCATCACCGCTTGATGTATTATTATCCAAAGTTAAATTAGGAGATATTTGGTCAATAAAAGTAGTAGATACTTGTGCTTCATAAAGGGCATATTTATCATCAGTTCCATATGTTCCAGGAGATAAAGGTGCAGATGTTGGTAAATCAAATGCAGCTTCGCTTTGACTAGAAATTGATTGTCTCATATTTTTAAACATAAGTATGCTTTTACCATATACATCTGCACTACTACCTATTTTATATTGAATGGGGTCATCTCTTGTGTTGGCTGTATTATCACCAACTGTTGAAGGTTTTGCTAATCCATATATTAATTTAGATGGAGTAAACCAAGCAGTGCTAAGAACACTACTGTCTACATTAGCATCCCATTCTTTTGCTTCATGAAATAAAGATATATGATTATATTCTACATCGGCCCCTCCAGTTAGAATAGTATCAGATATTAAAGGAATAAATATATTTTGGCAATCAAATTTTGCACTACCATTTTCTAATAAACCAAATCTAAAATAAGTCTTATTAATATTTGGTAATGCTATATATGTATTTAACATTCTAAATGGATTAGTGTCTAATTCATTAATTCCAAAATCAGGGTCTGCAATAGTAGGGAATAGTTTTTGTCTCATTACATATATTTTTCCTTCATAGGTATTATTTTGTTTCTTATCTGCAGAAGCTATTGTATCAGTTGCTCCTGCACTACTTACTACTGCATGAATTTTACCATCAGCAGAATAAATAATATCTCCTACTTCAAAAGTAATAGTAGTATCCATTTGTGAATTTCCTGATACATTTCCATTAGTTACTTCTGCTGCGCTGTTTACTATCTTCATTCTAGGATATTTAAAATTAGTTATTTTAGCATAACTATTATGGTTGTCTATACTTTCATAATCAATAGGATTCATATGCCAATCAAAAGTTGCCTCAACTAATCTCATTATTCCAAATCTTTTTAATTGGTTTGTTGTTTTATTTGATGATGATATTTCTATTCTTTCATAATTAGAATCTGTATGGTCAATTTGTGTATTTGTTCCTGTAAATTTTTCATGTGAAACAGTATCTCCTTCTGCTCCTTCTGTCTTTAAAATCATACCATATGTATTCATATCTCTATTATTAAATTGTAAATTATTCCATCTTAATTTAGAGTCTGGGTAAATATCTCCTGTTACTAATAATTGATAATTTTTACATCTATAATCTATATTTTCTAATTGATTCCAATGTGTTGTTTTTATTGCTGAATCCCAATATTCAATAGGTGCATCTCTATTTGTTAATCCCATATCTGTTCCTGTCCAAAAATTAGAGCCTGATTTTGGTTTCAATGTTGGTGTTAAATCAGAAACTGCAGAAGTTTTCGTTCCTGATGCATTTATTTTATACATAGGTGTAGCAGCAGTAATGCGTTGTGTTTTTTTACTATTGTCATAAATACTATCATGTGTTTCTTTTATAGTTCCTTCTTTAAATTTTTGCATTCCCCAATATCTGAAAGTAAGATTAGGAGTATAATAATTAATAGGGGTGTCTTTCAAAGTATGAATAAACCCACCCGATGGAATATTAGAATTAACCATATATAAATATCTCAAATCAGTTCCATATCCGTTTACATCTGAAGTATTTGTATCAATGCTTCCTAAAACAACTGGAAAACTTGGTGCAATTTTAAGTATAGAATTTTCTTTATTAGAAGAATCAATATTTAAAACATTAAAATGCATAGAAGAAACTGTTTGTGTGGGTTTATAATTTATAGAAGCTCTAGTTTCTTCTGCTAATTTTAAAGCGAATGCAGAATCTTTATTTTCTTCAATAGCTTTAATATCTGATACATCATATCCAACAGTATTATCATAAGAATATGAGCCTGTTGCTGATGTGTTTAATAAATCACTAAAGGTAAAAGAAGAAGAATATTCAATTTTTTCTCCATCATTAAATATTAATCCGCCGCCACCTACGCTTGAAAAATCAGTAGGATGTTTAGTTGATTTTATATTAGTAGATAATGCCTTTGTTCCTGTTAAATAATTACTATCTGATAGTTTTATCAACCAAATGGAATTAGCTTCATCTACAGGAATTGAATTTCCTGTATAGCCTTTTAATGTAACTACTTGTGTAGAAGTTCCTGTAACTGTGTCTATTTCACCCAATAATTGCCCACTATCATTAAAGAGTAAATCATATTTTTCCATTAAAGTTGGTATGTATGCATTATTACCTGTGGCATAAGTAAACTGAATTGGGTTTGTATTATTAGAAGGAGTAAATTGATTAGATGGAGTGTCAAAAATTGGTGCCATGCTAGAGTATACTATATCATCTGTTTTGTGTAAATTTTTATTAGTGGTATTATTTAATAAAACCCCTGTATTATCTCTACCATTTATAGTATATGTTAATATCCCATCTTTATTTTCTGAATCAATATCTTCAACTGTTCCATTAAATACATCATCCTCTATACAATATCCCCCTTGATAGTAATACATAAAATGTTTTTTAGTGGAATCAGGTTGATATAATGTTTTAGTAGTTAAAAGTTTTAAGTGTTTATGGTTTTTATCACCATAATCTATTTCAATTTCATGTCCATAAAATTCTCTATTTAATAATACTAGTCTTCTTTTATATAAAGAGTTTTCTAATTTACTAATAGTGTTTTCATCTATAGTTAATCTTTGCAATGTATTGCTTTCATATATTGCTTCTGTATCTATTGGACAGCTTGTATTAAGTCCATCAGTCCAAAAAACAATGTATATATCTGAATCAGTAAATATTGGTAAATGAGATTCTTGTGCTAAAATAGTCCAAGTTTTATCATTTGCTTTCTTTTTTGCTGTCACTCTTATTTCTTGTTTTCTGGTAGCTTCATCTGTTGTTGCAATTGTTCCTACTCTATAATAAACATCTTCTACTTTTAATATAGTTCCTGCTTTAATTATTTGATTAACTCCATAATC